CACCAACATTCTAATCTAAAAAGTATTCTCAGTAGGGCTAGGTTCGCTTAGCCTTACTGGGGTACTTAGGAGATATCCTAGGTGACAGGTGGATTTGTTGGTTGCCCCCATTGTCAGATTCACCTGTCTTTACTATAAAAGGAAGATATGAATAAAATTAAAAAAATTTTTAGAATTAAGAAAGAATCAGCAACTGCTTTACCTAAAACAGAAAAAGCAATGTTGCCTAAATTGGAGAAGAGGAGCAAATGAGCAAACCTACGCTTGCACAGAGTTCACAGCCTACTAATGTCTACACGACTTTGGCAGATGTAAGAAATGGACTACAAATTGAAGACAGTAACGATGATACTGATATTCAAGCAGCCATTTTTGCTGCAAGCCGTATGATTGATGATTATTGCCAGAGATCTTTTTATCAAGAAGGAACATTGGCAGCACCTGTAACTAAATACTTTACACCTGTAAATCCTTGGTATTTAGAGATTGATGATCTTATTCAACCAACAGAAATAGCATCAAGAGCCAATCAGTCTGGACCATTTACTCAAATATGGGATTTAGATACAGACGTTATGTATGAACCTGTTAATAATCCAGAGACAGGAAAGCCTGTTACTAGACTATTAGCAATTCAAACCTATGTCTTTCCTTACTTCTTTCCACAGACAGTAAAAATTACTGGAGTTTGGGGATGGTCTTCAGTACCTTATGAAGTAGAATTAGCCTGTAAAATTCAGGCATCAAGATTATTTATTAGAAAGCAATCTCCGTTTGGTATTGCGGGATCTGTAGAACTAGGAACAGTTCGTTTGAATTCTCGTCTAGATCCAGATGTTGAGATGCTTCTAAAAACATTCCGTAGAAATTTTGGGTTGGCATACTAATGGCTATAACTGATGTTAGTGGCGTAAGAGATGCACTAAAGGATAATCTACAAACAATTACAGGTCTTAGAGTCTATGATCAAATTCCAGATATAGTAGTTCCTCCATGTGCAATAGTAGGACAGTTAGACTTTATTTTTGATGTTGATAATGCTCGTGGATTAGATCAAGCATCTGTTGACGTATTTGTAATTGTACAAAGAATTTCTGAAAGAGCGGGTCAAGATAAACTTGATTTGTTCTTAGCAGGAAGTGGTTCTGGATCAGTTAAAACTGCTATTGAATCAGATAGAACACTAGGTGGACTTGTTGATACACTTAGAGTTATAAGCGCTGATAGTGGTACTTATACATCTGGAGATACATCATTTTTATCTTATCGTTACAACATCACAATTTATGGCTAAGGAGAAATAATGAATTACAAGGTTACCTCAAGTAAAAAAGTTTGCGGTAAGGTTAATGGTGAAAAACTTACCGAAGATGATATACTTAGTGCAGGAGGAAGCGTAGAGCATCTTTTAGCATCTGGGCATATCACAAAGTTAGGAAATGCACCAAAAGCAGTACAAGAAGTAAAAGAAACACCAGAAGTAAAAGATGTACCACAGGTATTTGAAACACCTGTTTTTAATTCACAAGAAATTGGAGATAAATAACAATGGCAAGAATCGTATTAACAAACGTTGATGTTGAAATCGCAGGAGTAAACCTTAGCGATCACATTTCATCAATCTCACTTTCCTCAACATGGGATGCAGTTGAAACTACCGCATTTGGTGGAGGAAACGTACCAGCAGCAGCACGTACACGTCAAGCAGGACTTGTTGATAACTCAGTAACACTTGACTTTCATCAAGATTTTGCAGCAGGCGAAGTAGAAGCAACAATTTATCCACTACTAGGAACAGTAGCAACAATCAAGGTTCAGCCTACAAATGCTGCAATCTCTGTTGACGCACCTCAGTACGTATTTTCTGCCTTGATTTCCGAGTGGACTCCAGTAAATGGTGCAGTAGGCGAATTGGCAACTGCTTCAGTTACATGGCCAATCACAGGAGCAATCGTTAAGGATACAACTCCTTAATCATGGCAAAAGTAGTCTTAACTAATCCAAGAGTAACACTTGATGGTGTAAATCTTTCAGATCACATTACTTCATTAAGTATAAACACTAATTATGATTTGGTTGAGGTTACACAAATTGGAGATATTGCAAAAAAAATGGTTGCAGGTCTTGAGGAAAATACTGTAACTTTTGAATTTCAACAAGACTTTGACATTGCTCTTAATGGTGGTGTAGATGCAGTTATTTATCCTAATAGAGGGCTAAAGATTGCATGTACTGTACGACCAAGAGATGCTGCAATATCAACAACAAATCCTGAGTATCAATTTGAAGTAATTGTCAGTCAGTGGTCTCCACTATCTGGCGGTGTTGGCGAATTAGCCACAACTCAGGTGCAATGGCCAATATTTGGCGAAATAACTAAAGACACGACACCATAACAAAGGGGGAATAAAATGGATGGACTACAAATAAAGGTAAAGACTAGTGATGGTAATGAGGGTACATATCCTCTAAGACCACGAGCCTTAGTTGCATTTGAACAAAAATTCAACAAAGGGTTTGCAAAACTTCTTGGCGAAGATCAAAAACTAGAACATATCTATTTCTTAGCCTGGAATGCCATGAAAGATAGTGGCAAAGTTGTAAAACCTTGGGGAGATGGCTTTCTTGACACTCTAGATAGTGTGGAGTTGGTAGTAGACCCAAATTTAGAATCCACAGAGATAGCCTAACCTATACGGTAGCAATGATTTCTGTGGAGACAGGAATATCACCAATTGCATTGATAGATGCACCTGATGGTGTACTTGAAGCAATTGTTATTTATCTCAAACAAAGAAATAAGGATGCGAGCAGGTAATGAATAACGATGCTATAGTGTTAACTGGAGTTAAAGAAACACTAAAAGCATTGGAATCGTTTGACAAAGAGACTGTGCGTAATTTTAATAAAGTTCTTAATAATGAATTAAGTTCTGTTAAAAAAGAAGCACAGTCACTTGTTAGTGATAAGCCACCACTAAGTGGATGGAGTACTCAGCCTGCTGCTAACCCTCGTTCTCGTGGTGGTGCTGGATGGCCTGCATGGGATCAGAGTGTAATTAAATCTGGAATTAGTGTAACAAAAGCACAGGGTAAAGTCAGAAAAGACTATACAACTTCTATGGGAGCAATAAAAAATAAGTCAGCAGCAGGTGCAATTTATGAAGTTACTGGAAGAAAAAATAAATCTGGTGGTAAAAACGGATTTATATCTAACCTAAGTAGTAAAGATAGTCCATTTATGCCGTCAAGATTAGTTTGGCATGCAGTTGATAAACAGAGAGCAAAAATTATTGAAAATGTATTAAGAGCGTTTGATGATGTTAAATCAAAATTACAAAAGAATTTAGAAAAGGAGCGTGTCTGATATGGCAGCAGGAGCAATAGTAGCCAGAATCCTTACTCAATATTCAGACAAAGGCTCTAAGGCAGCACAAAAAGATATTCAAAAACTTGGTAGACAAATTGATGCTTTTGGTAAAAAGGCTACTAAGGCTTTTGGTCTTGCAGCAGCAGCAACTGTTGCTCTAAGTGTAAAAATTGGTAGTCAGGCTGTAAAAGCAGCCATAGAAGATAGCAAATCTCAATTAACTCTTTCTAATGCTTTAAGAACAACAACTGGTGCAACAGATGAGGCAATTAGAGCAGTAGAAGATTATATATCTAAGCAACAAATGCTTACGAATGTTCAAGATACAGAATTAAGATCAAGTTTGCAAAGTCTAGTTGTGGCAACAGGGGATGTAACTGAAGCACAAAGATTACAAAGCATTGCACTTGATGTTGCAGCAGCAACAGGAAAAGATTTAAGAACTGTTACTGTAGCGATGGTTCGTGCACAGCAAGGGAATACAACTGCTCTAAAAAGATTATCTCCAGAACTATCTGGTGTTATTAAAAAGACTACAAAAGCAGAAGATGTATTTAGTCTATTAGGTGCTACATATGAGGGGTCAGCAAAAAAACTTGCAAAACAAGATCCAATAACAAATATGAAATTAGCATTTGGTGAACTGTCTGAACAAATAGGTAATGCTCTTTTGCCAGCAGTAAAATTGTTTACAACATATATGATTACAGATCTTATACCTACATTTGAAGAATTTGTAAAATTAAATCAGGAAGAAATAACAAAAAATATAGTAAATCTTTCAAAGGCAATAGTAGGACTTGTTAAATCAGGATCTGGTATTGCAAGTTTTCTTATTGAATATAGAACTGCAATTACTTACATACTTGGAACACTAGCAACCCTAGTTTCTCTAGCAAGAACACTTTTACTTGTATCATCGGCTCTTGCAATTTTGAAAACATTAAAATCTATCAAAATGGCTATTAGTCTTACAAGAGGCAGCATGACTGCTATTAAAGGAATGTTTTCACTTACTAGATCCATGACCTTTATAATTGATAAGGCTAGATATGTTGCAG